CGAAACGTGCATCCTGTTAGATCAGGAATGCGGAGATATGTGCATTATCCAATCCTATGATAATAAGATAACGACCACGCACATTGATGAAAACGAAGTTGCAGCCCTTAAATCTGTCCTTCTATGAGCTACACCGAAAAAAACCAAGCCACTTGCCTACCGCCAGAAGCCTATATCCGCCTCTGGCAGAAAGCAGAAAAAACCACCGAGATGCCAAGGTTTCGGTCAACCGTCTACCCTGACAGAAAGATCACCTCTATTAAATTCGAGAAATGAGAACACATACCTTACACAAACAGAAGCCGTTCCGAGTTAAGGATACTTACCTCGCTGACCCAGTTCGTAGAGAGATTGTCGATGCCCTTCAAGCGGTTGTCGATACCTTCGGAGATTCCGACTCTCTCCTTGCCCTCCAATGCAGATCAGCCCTACTTAAAGCGAAATTATGAACGTCCACGATCTACTGGCAACGGTTGAATGGTCACATCCCATTCAGCTAAATACGAAGAGAGGGGTCAGGCTCCTCCGCAAAGCTCCCATTGAGGACGCTTTCTGGAAGGTCTACAAAGAAGACCGAGAGACATTCAAAGAGCAACTGGCAGCGGCTGGAATCTCAATGGGTAAGTTCAGAGACGAGTGGGCGTTGTCTTGGTGGTCAGATGATCAGCTCAAGTTCAAATCAGTAATCGGTAACGATAATGTTGAGGAGAAAGTAGAGGAACTTAATCTCATTTCTCTGCTGCACCCCGAAAATCTCTTTGAATACCAGCAGACTTCCGTTCAGATGGGAGTTGCGAGCATGGCGAAATACAACCGAGTGCTCTTAGGTCACTCTACTGGTGTAGGGAAGACATTCTGTGCTTTGGGTATTGCTAGAGAGTTAGGTAAACGGATCGCGGTGATGGCTCCCAAGGCCATCCTCAGCGATTGGCATCGGGCCGCTAAGATGATGGGCGTTGAAACATTTGAAGTTACAAATTGGGAATGGGTTAGAACTGGCAAATCTAAAATGGGCAGATGGACAAATGATACGAAAAAAGAATTTCGTTATTATTTGCCTGATGATGTTCTACTTATACTGGACGAGGTTCATCGAGGAAAGGCAGAGGGTTCTTCCCAGAACTCATACCTTGTTAGGGATGCAGTAGTCCAAAATATCCCTGCCATTGCTCTATCTGCTACCATTGCAGATGATCCAACTAAGCTATGGGCAATCGGTCAGTTTTTAGGCTTGCACCAAGGCGGGAAAGACTATTTCCGTTTCTTATCACAGAACGGATGCAGAAAAACCCGATTCGGTATGGAGTTCACTGGTGGTCATTCGGTGTTGAAGAAGTTGCACTCTCGTATTTATCCAGAGCGAGGAAATCGCCTTCGACACTCTGACCTTGGTGATGCGTTCCCTGAGACTTTAATCAAAGCAAAAGCCTTTGACATGGACAATGCCAAGAAGATCGCTGGTGAATATGATGAACTTTGCAATCGAATCGAAGAGTTGCGGATGGCTGAGAATTTCAGTGCAAATGTTTTGGCAGAACAAACTAGAGCGAGACAAAAAATTGAGTTATTGAAATGCCCTGCTGTAGCAGCAATGGCGCGTGATTTAATCGAAGAGGGTAATAGTGTCTTCATTGCCGTGAATTATACTGAGAGTCGCCAATGGTTGATGGAAGAGTTAAAAACAACCTGCTCCATTCACGGCGGTCAGTCAGATATTAATCGAAGAGGCAATATTGATTCGTTCCAGCGCGATCAGTCACGAGTCATCATTGGTATCATCCAAGCTACCCGCGAAGGATTGAACCTTCATGATATTAACGGGAATCATCCGAGAGTTGCCTTAATCATGCCGACTCCTAGTATTTTTGATACACGCCAAGTCTTAGGCCGAGTGCATCGCGCTGGCGGAAAGTCAAAAAGCGTTCAATACCTCGTTTACGCTGCTGGCGTTCCTATCGAAGAAAACATTTGTTCAAAGTTAGATGAAAAGTTGAAGAGACTTGATCTCCTAAGTGATGGAGCTATAGACCCAACTATTTCCTTTCTTCCTAAAGAAGAAGAAGAGAATCTAATTTAAAACTAGTTTCACAAAACTTAGAACCAGATTGGAAGAAATTCCTTTCTGGTTTTTTTGTTTTCAACGCTGATTGAATCAACCTCGTTTTTTGGCAGGGCTGAACCGAGCGACAAAGTCTCCCAAAAGTTTGGGAAAACTTTGCCGCGAATCAAGACGTTTTCCGTATAGGTATTCTGTCACCTTCGCTTAGCAATCCACGTCCAGCGGTTTTCCTTTACCTAGACTAGTCTAATATCGTTGACTAATTGCAAGTCGCCATTGCTGGCACATTAAGTTGGCAGGATAACACGTCTAACAGCCATTCCAACTCCACTCCTTCACCAGTACTTCCCAGACCTATGTCTCGGTGCGTCCTTCACGCATTCCCGCTGGCTACACGATCCAATGATGGCAAAAAATAGGGCCTGTTGCATCTAGCCGGAATACAACAGACCCATTTTTTTGACTCAAAATTGATCTCCATAAGCCCGGCTAGAACTTGTATTGGATACAAGCAATCTAACTGAGCAGAGAACAATGTCAAATCTTTTTTTACGTTATGATACGGGAAGTTTCTTCTTCTTTCTCTTCAGTATCGAAACGCTTACGGAACTGTGCGTTCTGATAATACATGAATGCTAGTTCCAGAAATTTGATACATTCAAATCCTTCACCCTTGCGGGATTCTGATTTTATGACCATCATCGCTGCTGTATGCAACAGGCTTGCCATTGCATGGACTCGTTCGTTTAGTGTCTCGTCGCCGCTCTTGAGGAATGTAAATGCTTCAAGCACGGCTTTTGAGGTTTCGTTTTGTTGGTTTTTTTCTGACATAAATTATTGTTCCTTTGAGAATTTGACCCAATCACCTTGTGCTGCGTCGAACCATGACATATCTTGCCTGTCGATCAGGAAGTGATGGGCTTCTAGTTTATCTGGGACTGAGCGTTTGACCTCAGAGTTTCCGTAGTTGCCTACGTTTAAGACCAGATAACGATGGGGTAGGACAGACTTATCATCCTTACCTTGCTCGTTCCTGACCCTGTTCCTGACCTCAGTAGAGGACAAACCTTCAGCTTTAGCCACCTCTAGCATGGCTTGTTGCTTCTTGGCGTTGGTCTTTTCATCACCGAAGTTGGCGTTTCCGATCTCACGATAGACCGTAAATGGCAATGCAGCGTCACGTTTAGCAGCAGGGAAAGCCCTACAAGCCCTCGCGTAGCCCGAAACTGTGCTGTAACTCTTCTTAAAGTTAGCGCAAAGTTGGTTCACTACGTCATCATGTCCGGCGTTATCCAATGCCACCACCGCATCACCGATGATCCATTGTGCGCCTGATTCTAAAGTAAGACCGAAGGCAAACGCTGCCACCCAGTCTTTCATCTCTACCTTCCCACGGGGTACGCATTGGGTCATCCCCACGCCGATGTCGAACTTCTTAGTGAAGGAAGATAACTCTAATCCTTGTTTGACACTCTCCACTAGGGCCAAGGATTCGTTCTCTGGTTCTTCTTCTTCTACTGGAAGGTTAGCTACGTTAATTTTCTCTTCTTCCATTTCGATTGCCATATCCCAGTCAGCGGACATCTTTTCGTACATCTCCAGCATCTCATCTGGAGCGTCATCTTCAAGGTACTCGTTCTTCTGGAGCTTGGCCCATGCCTTCTTGATATGGGTTTCGTTAATAGTAATCCCGCGCCATTCTGTTTTGGCGAACTCCACCATCTGACGGAGGTAGGTTGTTACTGATACAAGAATGCCTTCTTGTGTTGGACTGAATAGTTCTAGTTCTTTTTTCATTAGTATTAGTTAAGGTTAGTTCTGGGAGGAACCGAGGGGGATTAGTAGGGAATGTCGTCTGCTGGGAATGGAGCGTCTAGGTCGAGGTCAGCTGCGGCTTGCTCAACACACTTAGCGAATGGAGTACTGAACCCCTTCTCCAAGTAGAACTCATAGAGTTTAGTCAATGCTGGCTTGCCGATCTCCGCGAGCTTCTTGCCTTTCTGTGATCCACTAGGTACTACAGCAGATGCCCAGTCAGCAGGGTCTAGCTCTTGTTCTACTACCTTTGGCTCCACTTTTGGTTCAGCCTTAACCTCAGACTTGAATGCGATTCCCTTACGATTGGCTTCGATGAAGACCGATGAGACGTAGGCTCGCAGGGTTTCTTCATCTTCCACTCCCTTGTAAGCATGGCGGACGAGTGAATCTACATACTTGTGTAGCTCAACGATCTTATCCAATGCCTCCGTAGGATTATTGGTAACGATAACTTTGGGTGTTGAAGTGACTCTGGCTGGTTCTTCACTCTCAAACTCCAGCTTACCAGTAGCCGTAACCTTGATGATGTCACGATCTACCTTACCATTCTTACCTTCGTAGGACTCATGCTCCAAAGTAACGCCAGTCATTCCATGCTTGCCGCGAACTGAGGATAGCGTGACTACGTTGTTCTTGATGCTCTGTTCTTGATTGTTATTGAAGAACTTCAACCCGTAGGTCTGTCCGTCGATCTCAATCTCACCGCCTTGGATGACAAACTCACCCTTGGGGCCGTTGAATGTCTTTGGTTCCCACAATTTAGTGACCTTACCAGTCACTCGTTTGATGATGTCTTTCTGTTCGATTCCGTCTAGTTGATTACTCATTAGTTTTATAGTTTGCTTGGTAGTAGTGGCAGAAGGGAGCGACTGAGCAATAACGCTCGCACCGCATATCTCCACCGTTTCGTTTCTCTATCGAATGCTTCGGCCCATAGGTAGGTAGAAGGTTCTCTGCTTCTTCCTTGGTGTCGCATACTTTGGCTGCTCTCTTATTACCATCTTTCTTGATGGCGTAGGTATCTGGTTTAGCCCAGCGTTCACTTGGATCACAAGCCGGGATGTGGTCATCTGCCATTGCCGCCGCTGCTTGGTGCATCTTAACACGCTCAGTAGCGTAGCGGATAACTTCTTCATTATCCCAGAGTGGAATGTCAACGATGTGGACTGCACATTGAGGATACTCTTTGTCAAACTCAGCCTTACTCGCTTGCCAGTCCCGAAGGATAGCTACGATCTGACCTTTCTTGACTTCGTATCCGTACTCTCTCCAGAGCATAGCGTTCAGATTGATCTGCGCTTCCCACTCTTGCTTGGTTCCAAGAAGGAACGAGAAGACCGATGTTACCTTGAAGTCTGAGATAGTATGGTTCTCTGTCTCGTAGAGATCAGTCTGACCAGTTATTGTCCAGTCATTGATCTCCATGTAGAGACGCTTCTCTGTCATCTCAGTCTCACCGCCAGCCAGTTCGACTACTTTGTGTACGGACTGACCTAGCAATGCCCATACCCTGTCTGCTGCGTCTTCTACGATCTGCTCAGAGTAACGCTTCTTGAGTTGGTTGATTTTCGGTGGCCCGATTAAACTTGTCACCGAGATATTGGCTTGTCTTGTACCAGCCATATACCCATCGTGCGACAATGCTCTATACATTGGGGCGGGAAGCCCGTGATTATTCGTTATCGTCATCAGAAAATAAGTTGGGGTCGATGCCTTGATCCATGTCACGCATAGCGCAACGATGAATGAAGGCTTCGTGCCTTGCTTCTTCTACTTCTCCCGATACGTCCGTTTCGTCCCAGTCTCGTTCGCTCATTTGAGGCACTGGGTCAGCAGTTCGGCTACGCCACGAAGGTGATCTCCCTGATTAACTACTGCCTTTGCATTCGGGAGCTTGCCGAGGTCGAACTTTCCGTCCGCCGCTGATGCTGAAATCAAACGAAGATAAATCTCACGCTTGAGTGCTGAATCTACTACTGGTTTCGATTCTGTTTTTACTTCTGTTTTCACTTCTACTTCTGTTGTTGTTGGTTTGTCTTTCATTAGTTTTTTGTGGACGGGTGTTGTGCCGCGCACAAGGGCAAATCTACATAGGAAAATTCTAGTGTCAACAGATTATTTTCAGAAATTATCGGTAACGATAAAAAAGAAGCGCACCCCAGATTTCTCCAAGGTGCGCCACTAATGAATGAACACGAATGAAAACAGCAACAAGCTGCACAAGCACACTACTACACGATGTAGAGATGTCAAGCTATCTATTTGGCAATCGCATCAAAAACTTTTTGCGATTGGATTCATACTGCTTGGCGAGCTTCTCAATCGCAGCGTACTTCTCTGGACTCATTTTTGTTTTAGCCCACTTCAGGAATGCCCTCTTCTCTGCTTCATCCATTGGGCCACTACCCAACCGCAGAGGCTGACGATTCCTAGCTCCAGACTCCATACTCTGAATTGCATTCTTACGATCTTCTTTCGGTAATGTCTTGAGATATTCTTTGGCATAAGCCGCCGCTGTTACTGGATCATTCCTCTGTAGATAGCTCGAAATCTCTCTGTTGATCGGAGTCATCTTACTTGGTGCAATGTCCATTGGACGTTTAGTTCTGTACTCAAGTCCAGCAGACTCAGCCCAGCGACGAGCATACTTATTGATGTCAGCAACCTCTCTCCTATACATCTCTTCCGCTACTGTTGGTGCGTCTGAGAAGCCCAATCCACTAGCTGATGTTTGGTATAGTTTCTGACTCACTCTATACATAGATGACATCCGATTCAGATAATTGTTGATGTCTCCTTTGGTGAGTGTTCCTTGGTCTGCTACGTTCTGAATGAGCGTTCCAGTCTCCTTCAACAGACTAAGTGCTGGTGGGTCTAGTGGGTTCTTGACACGCTCACGATCCTGCCAGTCCATGAAGAACTGACCGTAGTTGCCGATCAATCCTAGCGCACCGATACCAATGAGATTGTACCATGCGCGTTGAAGTCCGAGATAAAGTTCATCATCGTCTTCATCATCTTCAAGTGCTTTTAAGATGTCTTCGTAGTCTGGCCCCTTCATCATTACTCCAAACAAAACATCCCTCAAACGCAAGATAGCTTCACCACCTACATACGCAGAGGCAAGCCACATCATCACAGGGATGAGAGTTAATGCCTTTGCTTCTGCTTTGGATACCTTCTGTGGTATCTCATCCAATGAAATCTTTCGGTTATCTCCGATCTCTTTAGCCTCTGCTAGTCTGAGCCTGTATAGCAACTGCCTTGTTTCATCTGGTAGTTGCATCGTCTCACCTTTGAACGTGACGGCTTTCCATGCTGGCTCAAATGTATTCTTCCATGCTTGACGCATGACTTGTGTAGAGAACTTCTGATACTTGAAAAGGAATTTGCCAGTCGGCGTATCAATGAAGATAGGAGTCTGTGAAATCGTATAACCACCTTGAGAAGCGGTAGCGAAGTATCGCATCAACTTGTCTGTCTCTGGGCCGCTTCCTTGCTCAACTAGTAGCTTATCAATGTCAAAGTTGTTTCGACTTAACCATGTCGATGCTTGCTTGGAGAATGAACTATCTGGATTCTGAGCGAAGCTAGAGAGGGTCTTTCTCAAGAATGATTTTCCGATAATCAAACTCTGTGTTCGGATCATCTGCTCTACTGGAGTGAAGCCTGACCACTTCAATAAGAAGTCAGCTGTCTTCTGGCCTACCTTAGCGATCCCGTTTTGATCGAGAACTTCTTGGTGATCGCCGACGATATTCATCAGATCACGGGAGATGATTCCTTTTTCTCTAGCGTCTTTGAGATTACTGCCTAGCTTGCGTAGCTCAATAAGGGATTCAACGTAGCTAGAAGCTGCCCCCGGCTGTCCGATCATAGCATTAAGCGTAGTGCCACCAACCATGTTCATTGTGGCTGATGCTGGGTTTCCTAACTGCAATCCCGATGCCCAGATATTTAATGCTGCCATACCTTTTTGGAATGGATCATTTGGGAAGTATCCTTCTACTCGTTCTTGAGCAGCGGTAATATAGTCGATTGTCCTGCGATCTCTAGTTGATGCTCTTGATCTATCCCAAAGTGTCATCGAGTTTTCACCAAGTTTCTGACCAAATTGTTCGATTCGACTAGCGTGTTGCGACCATCGTGCAACGTAATCAGTCATCACTTGCATGGAATAGTCATACAATTCCTCTGGGAGTGCTTGACCACGGGCGGATTCAATGCCTGAGAAGTAGTCTTGTTGAGTGCCAGTTCCCTCGTAGTTAGAGATGTAACGCTCTGCTTCTTCTGGCTTCTCGATTCTTCCAGACTTAATCAAAGCATCTACAATCTCGTTGTATTCCTTCTGATACTTGTCTGGCTCCATCAATGCTCGTTTGTACTCTGGCTTGAGAATACGAGGGAAGAACTTTTCCACGCGCCCGATTGGTCTATACCTTTGTAGCCCACGATCAAAAACTTTGATGCCGATTCTTTGGTTATCTTTACCAGATTCTTCACCAAACTTCTGCCAAGCAGTAACAATCTTCTGTGTAATTGGATTCAGTTCATCAAAGAACTCAGCCGTATCACGCTTGTTTTCCTGCGCGGCATAGAACATCTTAACTTCTTCATCAATCTTTTTCTTGTTTGCTTTAGATTGTTTTGCGTACTCATCAAAAGCTGGGAGAAGAATCTTGTTAGCGAATCCAAGTCGGCGTTGAGCTTGGTCATAGTAATCATCAATAGCTGTAGCTAGTTTTTTAAACTCTGCTCTACGCAACCTATCACTAGCAGACTCAAAGAACCCACGGACAACAGCGAAATTCTTAATATGACTCTCAATCTTATTGTTGATTGGCATATTATCTTCTTTGCCAATATCCAGACCTTGAGCCATTGCTTCGGTGATTGTCTCTGCTTCTGGTTCTATTGGGGCTTCTGTTACAGCGGGAGTCTCGGCTACAGGAGTAGGCGTGATAGCGGGAGCTTTTGGGGCAACTGGCAAAGATTCCTTAATAGTTGGGGTTGGTTCTGCTTGAGTTGGTGATTTAGGGGCTTTTTTTCCCTTTTCTCTAGCAATATTTTCCGCAATTCTTTCCTCTACTGTTCCTGTTGTAGCTGGAGCTTCAAGTTCAGCTAACGCAAATGATGCGTCTATAACGGCAGCAGCCATTGTGTCGCTTTCAAATCCAAACAAATCTTTAATAATCCTTACGAATTGTTCAAAGATACTTGGTTCGTTTTTAACCTTGATACTTTTCAATAGGTCTTGAAACGATGGAGAACTCCATGCCTGCGCTACAAATTCATCCAAGTTTGCCAAGGCATATAGTTCAGACCACCCAATCTTTTTGCCTGTAAATTTATTGATTATTGGTTTTTTTCTTCTGAATGCTTTTTTCTGTGAAGATGTTGCATCAATTGAAGCAAGCCCGTTTGCACCGAAATAATCATTCGTTAAACCAAGTTCATCAATAGCTTTCTTATACAGAGAGATTAACTTCTTGATTTGCTCTGGTGTATTTTGATCTGACAATGAGTTATCTAACGCCCTTAAATACTGACTGCCACTCGCTCGCATTTTTGCTCTATCAAAAACATATTTTCTTACAGCATCAGCAGTTAGAGTATGACCAACTTCATGCACAAGTGTTGCAGGGTCTTCATAATATATTTGACCGCGATATGTTGCTGGTATGCGAATAAATCCTTCATGAGCACGATATGCTCTGTTACCACCTTTCCCACTCTTTATGAAGTCTGCATCAAGAATCCTAAGTGGAAGTTTTGCAATCACGGAAGCTGCGCGTTGCATTTTTTGAGAAGTGTTAAGTGGTCTTCCTTCACGCTCCAACTCCGATGCTCCTAGATTTTGATCTGCTAGATATTGCAATGCCTCTCTTGCAGTCTTGCCAAATAGTTTATTTGCAGGCAAAACATTCCCGCTAGTTATTTTTGGTTTTCTTGATCTTTCTGCTTCTTCTGCTGCAAAGTCAATAGATGGAGGCGATACTTCTCCTGCAACAGTTCTAGCGTTTCCTGCAACTCCAAATCGCTGATTCCACTTTGCTCTTGCTTCGGGGGTGGCGGCATTGATTTCTTCTGTAGTGAATCCCTGTTTTTTTGCTTCGAGTATGTATGTTGTAGCATCAGTTTTATTTACTATTTTTTCAGTTGATAATTCTCCAGCCAATGCAGCCCTTTCAAGTATGGATAACTTGCGAAGTTCAGCTTGCGCTGGCATTCTAATTTTTACAATCGCAGGAGGTATTGCAAAAAACTTTCCTTCGTATGCTTCTGTAAACCATCCATCCGGCAATCTTTGAGATTGCCTTGATTCAAATGGTTTGTTTTCAACAATAGCTTTTGCCCCTTCTGGAGTCGCGCCAAACTCTTTTGCTGTTGTGTCAATCTGTTCTTGGGTAACTTCTATGGTTTTTATTTCGTCAGGAGTTACAACTTCTGGAGTGACTTCTGTTGTGGCAACAACTTCAGTAGTTGGAGTTACTTCTGTAACTGGGACGATTACTTCTGGAGCAACCTCTATTATAGGCGCGACAACTTCTGTTACTTGTGGGGTAACTTCGGCGGGTTTCTCTACAATCTGCTTGTCCAGTTCAATCTGTTGCCTCTCTGCTTCAGTTATCGTTTCCGATAATCCTAGTTTGTTAGCTTGTTCTTTGATTAAAGCTAAATTCTTTTGGTCAGCGGCAATGTCTAAGCGTAGTTTCGATGCTTCTGGTGAGGTAGATTCAAGTAAGTCTAGGTCTTTTCTCTTGTTGTCTATCCCACGCTCAAGGTTCGTAATCCCTGCTGCTATCGCTTGTGATGCGGTATCTGGGGCTTCTAGGTCACGCGCCTTACGATTGGCTTCTTTGTTAATCTCTACTTCAGCCTTCTGCTCTGGACTCATTGCTTCAAATGCACCCAATGGGCCACCGATAAATGCACCAGCTACCGCGCCAGTGCTTGCACTCTCGATAGCACCCTTGAACGTAGGCACATCGCCACCCACTCCTTGTACCCCAATATTTTTAGCAACTTCTTGTTGAAAACCTTGAACAGCCTCAAGTGGCGATTCTTCGACAACTCCCTTTAAAAGTCCTTTGATAGCACCACCAGTAACTTGTTTACCTTGCTTAGTAAGTAAACGGGTAAAGATAGCTTCAGCACCGCGTGTAGATGCCACTGCATTCAATCCACCGCTCAATAAAATCTGATCTAGGTTCTTGCCTAATGTTGATTGCGCTTCAACTGCTATCGAATTAGCTTTATCTTCAGATACACCTTGATCACGCAGATGTTCTAGTGTCGCTTGGTAGATGTCTCCTTTAGCTTGCCCTGCCCCTTGAGCAAAACCAAGGGCAGCTTGTGTCCCGATAATCCCAGCTTTAGTAAACTGCGCGGCTTTTCCTAATGCACCAGCGGCAAGTTGGGGAACCATATACCCAGCACTCATTGCTGTCATTTCAAGAGGAGCTTTAGCGAATGCCTCAAGACCAGCGATTACTTTATCGTAGACCCCTTTGTCTTGTGCATCCTTGAAAATCCTAGCAATCTCTTCATCGTCTTTCTTCGACTCAGCAGATACTAGACTACCAACCCACTTCTCGTATCCAGCCAACTCTTTAGACATCACATTGTCTGCGCCGAATAGATCAGTGAAACTTTTTGCAGAACTAATTCCACCTTGAGCAAACTTAAGTGGGATGTCTGCGGCTTGCCTTAGTAGACCAGATGACTCTTCTGGTGCTGATATTGGTTCTTGAGTAACATTCTGCTTTAGGAATGTATCAATATCAAATGCAGTTTCTTTGGGTTGAACTGATTGAGGTTTCTCTGTCTGACTCTCATTTTCAACAACGCCACTTCCACTTTCTTTTAGAAAAACGTCTATGTCGAAAGCCATTTATTATATTCCTAATTGTTGTCTGATTGCTTCGGCAGCTTGAGCAGCCTTTGGATCATTGGGATTCTTCCTTACCCACTCTATAGCTGGTTTTAGGTTTGCCAAGATATTAAATTCTTTTTTCAGACCCTCAAGATCAGTGCCTTGAAGTGCCGCTTTTTTGGCGCGAGGTAGGTAATCTATTGTTTCTGGCATTTCACCTTTAGCCAATCCAGCAAGAGTTTGTTCAAGTCTTGTGACTGTCTCGATTACCCTAGATACTTCTTGGACTGTTTTATTTTTACCTGCTACAGTTTCAGTTTTTTGTATTTTTTCTAGCTTTGCTGCGAATGGATTCCCTGCTGCTTCTGGGATTTGTGGAGCAACTGGGCCAGCTTGTACTGCTGGTAGTCCGGGTTGAGGCTTTGATTTATCTTCTTTGCTTTTTTCTTTTCCAAGAAATTGAACACCAGAACCAGCCAGTGCTGGTATTGATTGAGCTATTGATAGATTGTTGGCTTGTGTATCTGAAATTGTATACTCATCCTTATCATTTCCATTAAAGAACAATTTGTATACTTTTGGGTCTTCCGTTGGGGAAATAACAGCATTTTCAATTCCACCATTTTCATTAAATAGTTTTACAAATGTTTTTTTACTGTCGGCTGGGGCTTGCTTAGTCATTGCATTCACAGCAGCAGGAATATTTTCTGCTGATTTAGAATTGAAGTCATATAACTTCTCTCCAACTTTAATGTTATCTTCAGCAAATGATTCTCTGATTTCAGACCCCGGTTTATCTGATGTAGATACAGTTCTTTTTATTGTTGTTTTTGTGCCAACTTCTGGAATCAACATATCTCCTGTTAGGTTTGGATATAATTCTGATAGTCCAGTAATAGACCTTGCTTCATACCCTTCTGGTTTTTGAGTTGTTGTTGCGCTGGAAAGGACTTGTTGTTTATCTGCTGGAGCTAATGTTCTGAAGTTCCTTATCTGTGGAACCATATTTTTTTGTTCCTCTGATAGTTCTTGTTTAGGTTGTTCTCCTTGGTCTGTCGGTAGGTTGTTCGCATTAGCCGCATCTATAGCGGCAGCATTATCTAGAACAATCTCAGTTGGCGGCTTGGAAAAGTCTCCAGTTGATGTCCCATTTTCCCCATCAATAGTTATAGTTTCTTCTCCCTGTGTATCTCCAGTCGTCATAGCTGGAAGTGCTCGCATACCCCTTAATCTTTCGCTTCCAGATGGGCCAGCAGTAGTTCCAGATGCCCTAGCAGTTGCAGCTTCAGCCATCCTCATTCTGTATCTATTTTCATCAATGGCCGTACCTCCCATCATTCCTAGTTTTACTAGGTTTTGAACATATGGGTTAGATGGGTCTTGTGCTGCTAGATTTATAATTGATGAATACCCTGCGCCACTCTCTCCAGCTTGGAATGCTTGCATCGCCTCTTGTAAGGCTGGCAGTGATCCCATAGCCTGTTGCTTGTCTCGGTTATCTTTAATCTGAAGACCGATCTTCTCTCCATATGCAGCTAGGTCTTTTCCTATTTGCATTCCATAGTTCATTACAGCGGTTCCGCCAGTGCCGAAATCTGCTGCGCTCATTGCTGGTATCATAGCCATAATATTTATGTTGTAGAATAGACTTGTGTGGTTGGATTATAAGTCCTTCCTGTTGCTTGCGCTTGTGGCACATATCCCGTTCCTGCATTATAAGTAGACCCTGCCGAATATGGTGCGGCTACTCCTGCTTGGAAACCCGATCCAAATCCTCCAGTAGCATTTGGTGTTGTGTATTGTTGATATGCGCTTCCTAGACCTTGTACAGCACCACCAATTGCACTTGCTGTTCCCATGTTCGCTTGGTTTTGTTGGTTAGCTAATGCGATATTTCCTACGATCTGGTTTGCTCCCGCTTGATATGATCCTCCTATTCCTGCTGCGGTCAATCCACCAAGGTTAGTTGCCATTGCTCCAGCTTGGGCTGAAGTAGTTAGAAACGCTGGTGCTAGTCCCATCATAGATTGGAACATTCCAAAGCCTTCCTTTAGTGCAGCCAGCGATCCTTTAGGGTACAACGCTTGTGCAGTTTGGAATCCTCCAGCACGTCCTGCTGTGAATGGATTGAACCCAGCACCACCTATCTCTGCTATATTCTGCATCATGTCTGGAGTTAGCTTTCCTCCTAGTAATGAAGATATAGAATCACTAATCTGTTGTCTTTGCTTCCCCGCTCCGGGTTGCCATTGCTCTAGTGCTTGCAGTGTTCCTGCGGTTAGCTCACCAGCAGCTTGATTGTACTCAGGAATATTTGAACGTAGAACTGCGCCAGTTTCATATGGCAATCTTTCAGCTAAGTCTTGCGTTTTGGCTGTCTGTTTTTTTAAGTCTTTTTGCCCTTGTTTAGCCGTCTTGTTAGCTTCACTAGCAGAATATGCACTTACTCCAGCAGCAATTACTGCCCCAGTTCCAACTGCTACAGCAGCCCAAACATTAAATTTTTGGGGATGTTTATTGTATAGTAATTCTTCTGGATGATAATGACATGATTTCATTGCAATTCCTTTATTTTATTTTGATCCCACAATGGCATTCTTGGATCATTTGCATTAACATATGGATTCATATCTGTACATACAAGAGATTTAGTGAGTTCTTCTATATCTGTCAACTGCGTAGCATAACACGCAACCCAGATAGTATCTTCATGGTTGTATAAAAGTCTTCTGGTTCCCGCTTTAGTTACTCCAGAGTATGGGGCTTTGTATCGTTCAATAGGACAATCGTAATACCAGACACTAACATCTCCTTTTAGAATAAAGAATGGATGAGTCGTAAGGTGTAGTGCGCTAGTTACAAGCGACCCTGCTGGCATAAAGATTTCCCTAATATACATATTAGGGGTGAACGAATGTTTAAGAGGACAATCAACTTGTGGTTGTTCAATTAAAAATGCTTCTATTTTATTCAGTTCATCATGCGGGTCTTGGTATGCAACGAACTCTGTTGGGTCTTTATAGTTACCAACAAATTTACCAGCGATATTCTCTGTAGTTTCTAGTGTCATCTATACAAGAAGTAATCGTTAGCTGATGGAGAAAGTAGATCAGAACCGATTAGGTTCTCTGCTCTGCTATAGTTAGCAAAGCGAATCGGAGCGGCGGTTGGTATCTCCTCATTCTCCATTTCCTTCTCTTGCTCTTTGATAGCAAGGTCTAGGTTCATCAAGAACTCTTGCGCTTTCCTGTTGTCTCTGGAGTTCAGAGCAAGGATAGCGTAGATCATTGAGTCTGGGATGAACTCAACTAGCTCTTGTTCATCTACCAGATCAAAGTATCTCTTAGAAGCATACAGAGTGATACACTCGCACGTTCTTGGTGCTTTGAACCTACGGAATGATGGGTTAACATCATTAGGTTGGTAGACAGAGATTAATGTTTTTGCTTCCAGCGAGGTATCGTAAGCATAGATTCTTACTCTTCCTTTGGTTGCGGGTTTAGATACTGACCTAACTCCTTTGATCAATAGATCAGATTGAGCTAGGTCTGGTGGGTTAACTCCAGTTACCTTGATCGTATGGTAGGTGTCGTACTGGTCTTGTACTTCAAATGTCAGAGTCACGCCGATGTCTTCTGCGCTTTCTAACATCACACCTAAACGATAGAAGTGGGTGGTGTAGTCTCTGAAGAGAACGTGCTTTCCTCCTACTTCCGTAATCAAACGATGGCAGGATTGGTCAGCATTCAGCGCAAATGCGTTAGTCGAATTGAACCATTCGTCAGCTAACGATACTGCATCATTCCCTACCCACGCCAGCTTGATTTGCTCGTAGCGGTTGGGCAGAGTGAAGCAGTCGTTAACGCAACAAATCTGGACGTACTCTTCTTGAGAAGTCCATGCGCGTTTATTCCATAGTAAGCGTCTAGCCTGATTGATTGCTTTAAAAGCTCTCTCATCAGAACATACGCCACTATCTCCGACAAAACCCTTTACGAGTTCTGCCATCTCTTTGAGGGTATCACCCATTATCGTTAACGATAATTACTTCTGGTAGCCTTGTTTTGGAGTGCCAGCAGTCGTGTAGATGCTAGGCTTTTTGGCTCCAAGGTTTGGCATATTGCCCATACCTTCGCCGATCTTACCGCGAGTTGGTGAGCCGCCAGAGACGAGCTTAGGATCAGTTCCTTTTAGTGGTGTCATAGTATTATTTATGTTTATGGTTTGATTACCAACCATTCGATTTCGTCGATGTTTGGTGTTGTTCCATTGTTTTGAATGGAAATTATGAAGTCTGTTATGGTTTTGCTTCCACTCTTGATTCCAATGATAGGAGCATTTGTTCCTATTCCTCCTGTTGGAATGACTGGTGTAAGCATAACAGAATATGATGTTGTTGAAAGTGCTGGAGAAAGAGTTACTGTTTGTT